TCTGGGTCAGCGAAGCGAAGAGCGACAGTTCGCGCTGCTCGGCGTCACCGTTAGAGGCCGCCTGTGCCGCCCGCACATCCCGCACGCACGGTGCACGCATCGTCAGGCGGTCGACCTGAACGCCATTGAGTTCAGTCGGGTGCTTGAGGCTGATCCGGAAACCTTCCTCGGTCAGTTCCATCCACTTCGGGAGCGACTGCTCGGGCGTTACTTGAATTGCTTGAGTCATTGCGTATGTCCTTAAAGGCCCAGGGCCGTGCGTTCTTCAGCGAGTTGATCGACGCCATCTACCACCAGCACCATGCCGACCATGTCGATCTCATAGATCAACCGGCCGCCGACTTCGAGCTTGTAATAGGTCAGCGCCATGTTGTGTTTGCTCTCGGCCTTTTCACCGGCTTTCCAATCGCCCATATCGACTTCTTTGAGACCGCCGCGCATGGTCACGATGACCGGAGTGACCTTGCCCTTGAGGCCTTTGAACGTGGCTCGGAACACCGCCGTACACGCGGTGCGGTCAGACAGGCCGAACCATTTCAGCGCCTCGCGGCGCACACCGTTGGTGGTGAATCCGGCTTCGAGTTTCTCGACGCCGGTCGGGATCTCGATCTCGCCGGCCATGCCGCCGCCCCGGTAGGTTTCGGTTTTCAGCACGACCTTGGGCAGGGTCAGGCTCGGCATCTCGCCGGCAAAACTCACGCCGTCGATAAACCCGGCGCAGTTGGACAGAACTTCAGGAATCATCAGGTGGCCTCCTTAGGCGGCTTCAAGCACTTCGGTCATCCACTCGTTGGTGACTTCGAAAAGGAAATTCGGGTTCTCGGCCGGCGGCACGTCGGTGAAGCGGATCCGCCAATACACCTTGCCCTGCTCGATCTGGCTGGCCGTGTTCAGCTCCTGGTCGGCGTACACCTCGAAGTTGATCACCGCTCCCTGGTTTTTCAGGTCGCGCATGAACGCTTCCAGGCCGTCGGTGACGTCCTTGACGTAGGTCTTGGTGATCGAGCGGTCGACCGCCCATTTATGGCCGGCCTGTACCGCATCCATGAGGATGAACAACGTGCGCACGCGGGTGACGAACGCCCATTTCGGATCGCTGGACAGCGTGCGGTTACCCCAGAGGCGATATCCATCGTCGCGAATGATCGTGGTGATGTTCGCGTTGTTGAGCAGGTTGGCCCGGCAGGTTTCATCTCCGTCCAGGTACTCGACGGCGCGAGTTGTCCCGGTGATGCCGGTGAGTTCCTTGTTCGAAGGTGAAGCCCAGAAACCGTAGGTGGCATCCGTCCAGGCAAACAGCCCCGCCGTCCAGGCTGAGCCGGGGGCATCCACCGTTTTGCTTTCACCGGTATCCCAGTACTGCACGCCTGGGTCGACCATGAACAAATTGCGGCTGCCAAAGTTGTCGGCGTAGGCCATCGCGGCCTCATCAGTGGTGCATGGCCCATCGATGATGCCGATTGCCCGCAGCTTCTGCGCTAGGCTGTCCATGGCCGTGGCCACCGCTTGAGTGGCGGAATGGCCGGGCGCGATCAGCAATCGCGGCTGGGCGTTGAACAGACTTTTGCCATCAAGGAGCGCCTGCAGGCCGGTACGCTGACCGGACGCCAGAACACCGCCGATGATGGCTGATGTCTGCAGCGCCGGGTCGTCCATCTTCGGCACACCGATGGCGACGATGACCGCCTTGGCTTTGGCGTAGATCGCCTGGCAGGCTTTGGTGATCGCCGACTCGGCGCCGAACGCGGCAATCGCTTCGCGCTCGGTGGTGATCAGCTTCAGCTCGCCTGCCTTAGCGGTACCGCCACCCACCAGCCCGGGAGAGAACGTGTCGCACAGGCCGATGATCGACGAGGACGGCAACGAGATAGTGCGTGCGCCGGTATCGACCGAAGTGGTCGTGACGCCGTGAAAGAAACTCATAGAGGTCAATCTCCAGAAACGAAAAAGCCCCGCATAAGCGAGGCTGTGAAAGTGCAGGTTTACAGTTGATGGTTAAGAAAACGCCCAGTCAGTACGGGGCGTTTATTGGAGCAGTTCTGCCAGCCATAGAGGCGCCGACGGACGATGGTCAATCAGTGGAAACTCACCTGATTCAGGCCAGTTTCTAAGTCCACGACGGTAAGCCTGAAGCTCAGCATACTGCGCTGACACCAAAGTGGTTTCCGAGCCTTCTTCCTGCTCGTCCCGATGCCTGGCTACCAGTCCGTCAGTCACCAGCAAAACGCTGTCACGCCAGACCCGCTCGACAGCCGCAAGCTCCAAAGGAGACGGGCCGGCCATGGGCGCGGGGAAATTGCCCGCAGACAGCCACTTTTCATATTCACCCCACAGCGGATGCCCGCGCGGTATGAACCCGCCGTCAAGCAACTGCACCACGTCAGGGTTATCGGTGCGCCTGTACATTTTCAGCCCCCTTATAGCTCGGCGTCTGCCGTCCACTGGACTTGCAGGTTTTGATTGACTGAACCGCTTGAAGGCATCGTGAAGTTCAGCGAGAAACAACCCTGACCAAGATTCCCTAACTGGGTACTGGAGCAGTCGGCAAGGATTGCCGTATTACGAACCTGCCCGTTAGCGACGTCCGGATTGTATGTGGTGATTACCGGCGCAATGCGCTTGCGAACAGAAAATCCGATATTCATCGTGGTGGCTACAGCACCGCCCGCAACGCCCTGAAATAAAGCCGCACCACTGCGAGTGATCGTTCCCGGGACGACATCAAGGTTGTAGCTTTTCTCGTAATAGCGCTGGCATAACAGCAACTCGCTAGCTAGCGGACGAGACTCAAACGGCGTGGCAACCTTTCCCTCTTCAAGCTGAACCATCGCAACGTTAAAGGTGAAGTTTGTCGCAAGCTTCAAGAACAAAAGGTCAAGGTAGTCGTCGCCATTACTACCTCGCGTTTTGCCTGCAATCGATGGCACGTTGTAGGTCAAGACGAACTTTTGCCAAGCCGTGCTCAAATTGACCGTCTGTATCAAATTCACCGGTGCACTAGGACTACCCCCTGTGCCAAAAAACTGGCCGAGATAGACGTCGATACTAGTACTGGCGCCCGCCTTGGCATAGAAGCTAACGGTGACCTGCTTGCCCGCCAGAGTCCTCACACCCTCAATGCGCTGGCGAAAATTCAGATCGCCCCCACCGGACGTAGTGACCTGTGCAAAGTAGCTCGGCTCGCCTGGCACCTCCGCCTGGCCAAGCGCGAAGACTTGCCGTGTCACCGTAACAGCCCCTCCCGTTACCGTATTCACACGCCAGCGATCAGCGCTGTATGTGATGCCATTAACCCCACCCACCGAAAAACTGACACCGCGCTGCCAGATCCCAAAATCGCCATTGATGAGCCAGTTTTTACGGAAGACTTGAACAGGGAATGCTTGATTAGGACTTGCAATCTGCGCGCCGACAGACTCAGTGTTAGCGAGCCTTTTCGAGCTATCGTCGAGCGCCGGCGTCGGTGCTGTTGGACTATCGACAAACGCCGGAGAGGAAAGTGGAGCAAAGCCCTGCGTGACGTTTTGAAAGGTCAGTGCTGTTGCACCTAACACAATCGGTCCGTCCGTGATCAACTGCCAGCGTGTATCTGCCAACGTCGTGCCTTGCTCGACCGACACCAGCAAGCCCGACGTCACCTCGGCGCTGGAATCGGCGTCAGTCGCACGCAACCAATTACCTGCCGCAGCAACCCAGATACCATTGTCTTTGGCAGCAGTCTGGTTTTTCACCAGTACTCGATCACCGGCCAGAAGCGGCACACCGTCGAGAGTCAGAAGTCCTGACAGGACAATGTTTGAGGTGGTCGCAACCCGGACCGATTGCTTGTTATCCAGCTTGTATAGCTCTTCCTGAATGCGCGTTTCGACAAACTCACGCGTGGCCAGCACAACAGACGGATCGATTTTCAACTGAATGTTTGAGGTGCCACTGGTGATGATGTGCATCCGCACCACCTGATTACGACCCGACCCTTGCGACAGCAAAGGCTTGTAGCTCGGCGCGGCGTTGGCCACCGCCGAGAACACGCCGTCCTTGTCCTCAAGAGCCAGTTCACGAATCCACCAGCCGCCGACATCGGGCGGGAGCACCAGCTCGGCAATCAATACGTTGCTGTCAGTTGGAGATACGCGCAACTGATTGAGCTGCGCCCGATAAACCTGATTCACCAGTTTCGTCTGTGACTCGCTAGGTACAGGGTCGGTACCATTTGCATCACCGATCAGCATGTAGCGCGGTTCCCACGGGATGCCCAGCGCGTCGCAGTTGGTTTTCTTGGCGGCACCCTGCGTGGTGAGCATGCCGCCAAAAATAGAGTTTTTATCAGCCATGGGGATATACGTCCAATTCGTCGAGGGTGTATTCGCTGACGCCATGGTTCCCCTGAACCATTACGTCCATGTCCGGGTTGCTCCATGGGTAAACGTCGATTTCATCACCGTCGTAAACGGTAAAACCGACATAGGCGTCCAAGTGAGTTTCCAGTGTGATGTCGAGTCCGGTCAGTTTTCGGCTGACGGGTTTGGCATCGTCGATCAGGCGTTCGAGTTCGAGGTACATCTCCTCGGTGATGCCGGTGTCCAGCACGCCGACCTTCAATGCGAAGGTGCCCGGCACGCCTTCCGGAACGGTCTGCCACCACTCAGAGATCTCGATCAGATAGCCCAGCGGTTCGACCACCCGGCGCAGCGCGCCGATGGTGCCCTTGTGTTTGTGGATGTAGAACGAGGCCTTGATGGCGGCGCGTTTGACCGCTTCCGGCCAAGCCGGATCCCAGCGGTCAACTGACCAGGCCCACGCCAGATGCGGCAGCAGATGAACCGGACAGGTGTCGGGGT